TGGATCTTTCTGACCAAGAGTAGTCAGACTATTCTCAATATACCAACCGCCAGGTCCTTGAAAGGCATGAGACCAAACTCTTGCCCAAGGTAATTCTTCTCCTTCTACGGCAGGTAAAAAACGAATTACTGCATAACCATTACCAGTTTTATCTAGTTCAGGTTTCCAGAATCTATCGTCACTTGATGAATTTTGATTTGTTGTTGGGGATGTAACCTTTTCTAACTCTTTTGTTAGTTTGTCGAAGTTACCACGACTTTGTTTTAGATTTGCGAATGACATTGTATTCTCCTTTGTATTCGTTGTATTTGTATAGTGTCTATATTAGCGACATTACTATATATAAAAGTTTTCACTCTGCTCGTAAAAAAAGTTATCACTCAGCCGTTCGTGGGATTTACCTGGTGGAATACCCACAATTTTTCAGGAAGGATCCAGATTCATTTTTCATGAGATAAGGTCCCTACTAATAAACAACCTTCTAGTGTCTTGACCCGTTTGGGCACTACCCTCTAGACGATTTGCCTTACGCCTCCTTAAGCGTTGTTCAGCCAGAACGATAAACAGGTTGCAACCTGCTCATTTCTGCTGAATGATAACTATATTATACCATATTCCAGACTAAAAGTCAAGGGATAATTTGGTATAAAACTCACTTTTTTTCAAATAAGATAGATTAGGTAGACTATCCCATTGAGGCATTCTTTCAGATACTTTGTTATTATCATCTGGATTAACCTTAATAAACTCTATATCTTGATATCTTACCATGACACGACCCATTTGTATTACCCAATTTTGTGGTGTTACGGAGTTCTCTGTGTCACTTAAATAACCATTTGTGTTCTTATAGAGATTGTTTATAAAATCTGTTGTACTATACATGTCCATACCAATTAAATAGCATTTCTTAGGTTTCTCTGCTTGACAACCTATGTACATTGCTGTTGCACCTGATGACCAACCTGGATCTTCAGGTCCTATTCTATCACCTTCCCAACCACCAGGATAATAATCTTTCATAACATCTTTAAGTAAAGTAATGTTCATATCTGCAAGACCATATGTCCAAGTGATATATACGTTTTCAAAACCATCACCTTTCCATCTATCATTAGGTCTATCTTGGTTTACTGTTGATTGACCATGTATAACAAATTGAGCATACCAATTTTCTGGTGTATGTTTCCACTCTCTTATGGTTGGTTCTTGCATATTGCTTATTTGTGCTTCTTTCATCATTTCATAATGTTCGTTAGGCATGTTTTCCCAATCACGAAAATATACTTTGTTGTCATCACAATAACCACTTCGATAAATTTCATGTTCTAACATAGGATCAACTGCAATTAAACCATCAATTTTATGTTCACGATATATAGCATTACATCCGTAAACTTTACCTTTGGTTTTCAAAAGTTCTACATCTATATCTTTACGGCTTTCACCATTACCTAATACAAATAAATTCTCTGTCATTTGATCATGTTTCTTAATATAAGTTTCATTCTCTCTTTGTTGTATGTCAGAAAAGGTCCGTATTTTAATATCTTGGTTTTCAAAGTAGGCCATATTATATCATCCTTTATTGTTTTGTTAAATTGTTTTGTATAATTTAATAAACTATTCAGTATGCACAGAGTTTCTAGTGATACTCTTTTTGCTAGATATGTTTTAATCAAAATAGGGTGTTGTCCTCTT